AAATCTTAGTGGGTCTAAGAAAGACTTTTCAAATTGTATGTCATAATCAATATATCTGTGCAAGTCAAATTCTTTTGGCAAAGTGCCAACAAAAGATATGATGTTCTCTCTCAAAGGATTAGGCTCTTTCAATTGAACAAACTTAATCTTATCACCATCATTGATTGATTCATACTTCTTTAACTTGTGTTTCTTCAATAGATTGTTATACAACAAAGCACCACGAACATGCATCGGTGTACCTTTCTGATAGATGTCAGTTGTTGAAGAATACTTTCTTAGATTATTACAAGAACGAGGATAAGCAATTGCTTCTGGCGACAACTTCTTAAACTCATTTCTGAAATCATCTATAAACTGAATCAAACTAGATTCGTCTTGATTCATTATCACACTCAACGCCTCTTTAATCTTCACACGACATGGGGCAGGTGTAGAACTTTTGACTGCTTCGATGCCCATGATTTTTAGTTTAGGCTGTTTCAGTTCAACGCCTTCATCATTGTAAACATTTAAGATGTATCGTTTCTTTGCAGTCCAGATGCCTTTGTTTGCAATCACTTCTCGTTTCATAATCATCTTTTGCTCATATGCATGTACATATTTAGCAAGTTTGTCAAACGACTTATCAATCTGTGGCTGTATTGTTTCATTGCAAAACTTATCCATCACTTTCACAATCTTTCTTGTGTCGGACTTGTCTTTGAATATTGCGTTTACAACTTCACCAAGTCGAATGTAAATGGAGTCTGTGTCAGAGGCAATAACATATGTTACATTCTTTGTCTTTAACAACTTGTTTAGAAACTCATTGACATCTCTTTCAATCCAGCGAATTGTCAACTGGCCAGCCATTGTAATACCTTCTGCATGTCGAACATCAAAGTATCGAAAATACTGATTGCCGATTGCACCGTAAGCACTATTCAATGAAAGTTTTCTTGCAAGTTGAATGTTGTGATTCTTTGCAATCTCAAACTCATACTTCTTATCGCCAGTTTGTTGAAACATCTTTTGTGCTTCAATCATTTTCTTTTTATAGACAACTCGTTCTTGATATAGAGTATCCATTATCTCGGGCAGAAAACCTCGTTTGTCAGTTCTAAACTGAGCGCCATTTGGCGTTATAGTTCGATTGTCAAGGTCAGATAAATCAGTCTTTTGATTTAACATGTTTTCAACATTCACACGATTAGGTTCAAACCCGACCATTGTTTCAGGCGAGATATTGTATTGCATAATCAAATGTGGATATAGACTGTTCAAATCAAAACTACAAACCCAATCGTGAAAACCAACAACAGGGTCCTTTACATATGCACCTTCATAACCACCAGATGTTTTAGATTCTTGTATGGCAGGTGGCACAATATTCTTTGAACGCAAGTGATGATAGATAATACAATCCCATATTCTTACTTGACCAAACACATCTTGATAGTTGACTTTTGCTTCATAAGCCATAGTCAGAAACAAAGCAATAAGTTGCATCTTATCTTCTAGCTTGTCAACAAGTTCAACATCTTGTATATTGTATTCTACAAATCGTTGATAGTCATTAGAGTAAAACTCTTTGAAAGTATCATACGGATTCTCTAACTTGTTTTGACCAAGTTCAACTTCGCCAATATAATCAAGTTTATAACTCTCTCGTCTAACGAATGTAAACTTACGATACAAGTCAAGGTAATCGACTGTATCGACACCCATTATATTCCAGACTTGTTGTTCTCGTGAGTTGCCAGCAAAACCAGTTAGGCTTTGCCTTTGTTCAACAACGCCCCACGGACTGTATTGTTTAATCCATTCATCACCCATAAGATAACGAAAGCGATTCATCAGATAAGGTATGTCAAAGAACTTTACATTCCAACCTGTGATGATGTTAGGGTTGTATTCAACCCAAAACTTAGTAAATGTTTCAACTAAGCCTTGTTCAGTTACACAATCAATATATTGTACATCTTCTCTATCATTAACAAAACTGCCAATACCAAAGACAATAATCTTTTTAGATATATGGTCTTTTACTGTAATACAGATTAGGGGTTGGTCTGCTTTTTCGGGACTAGGGAAACCATTCTCACTCTCACACTCAATATCAACTGTGAGAATTTTGATTTTGTTTATATCCCATTTGATTTTGCCTTTGAATTCATCAGCAATAAATGGATATTGATGTCTTGTGTTGCCGAAATATTCAAAGTTCGTAACATTCTTATACTCATTCACCCACTTCGTGGCTTCAGGCATGCTGTCAAACTTTATTCTTTCGACATAACGACCATCTAAAGTCTTATACTTTGTTTCTTTGCCGACTGGAACAAACAGAGAGGGTTTATAATTAATTCGATATTTTTTGTGAGTGCCATCTTTATCAACACCACGAACTAACAACCGCCCTCTGTAAGGAAGTACACTTGTGTAGAACTCCATTAATTATATTTGAGTATTATTGAAATGTCTATTTAATGTGTCAACTCTTTTTTCTGCCGTTGCAATTTTATCTAGTTGACATTGCATTGATTTGATAATTGCGCCATCTGATGATGGGTTATCAAAATAAACCACTAACGAAGCAAACGCAGTTGCGATATCAGCCTCTGATTGTCTGATTAGTGCCTTGAATAGTGGGTTTTCTGTTTGATGATTTTTTGCCATGTTTCACTCCTTCATTATTTAATAACATATTATACATTAGTTTGACTGGTTTGTCAAGCGTTTAGTCAAGACTATATTTTGTTGTAACTATATACTTTCTTGCTGGGTTTACCATTACATTAAAAAGTTTAGACATTACATAACGATTAAACAAAACCTCTGTACCCATATTACTTCTATCATTTAATCCAAACATAACATCTTTATACATACTTCCTGCAAACTCTACATCAAGTTTAACGAGTGGCCGTTTATCTCCACCAGCGCCTGTTTCTGCCTCATATGTGTCTACTAAATCTGTAGTAATAGTTTTACCTTTCAGATTAAAAGTAATCTTCTTGCCTGATATTTTAATATCTTCTGCATGAAGAACTGAATACACGCCATTACCAGTATCAAATTTTGCAATAATTTCACCAAATGGATGTATATTGACAACTTCTCTATGTCCGCATTGTGTTGGAACAGGGTATCTATTTTCTGAATTAGCAAAATAATCGACAACCTGTTTAACAATATTTTTTCCACTTGCTTCTTCTATGCCTTCTGTACCAGGCGAATGATTAACTTCAAGAATATATGGTGGGTCTTTCTTAGGATTTTTAGATGGTATGAAATCAACAGCAGTCCAAGTGCCGTCAATGGCCTTTGATGCTAGCAAACATTGTTCTACTTCTAATTCTGTTAATGGATATTCTTTAACTTTAGCGCCTTGTGAAACATTAGACCTGAAATCGCCTTCAACAACACTTCGCTTCATAGCAGCAAGAATTTTACCACCCAAAACTATCACTCGAATATCGCCATCAGTTTTGATGTATTCTTGAATTAATAAATCAACATTTTCATTTTGACTATAAAGCAATTGAATCAAAGATTCTATTTGTCTTTCTGATTCGACAAACAAAACACCAACACCTTTTGAACCTTCTAAGGTTTTCATAATGATTGGGAATTTTGTATCTAAGCTTTCTAGTGCTGGTTTCCAGTTTTCTGCATTAGGTATTAATGCTGTTTTTGGTTGTGTTAAACCAAAGTCCATTAACTTAACATAGGTTCTATATTTGTCAGAAGATACTGAAACGACTTCTCTGCTGTTTACCATACAGATGCCTGTTTTTTCAAGACGAGATAGTAAGTCCATCCAACTGTTTTTCAATCGAACTGAACCACGAACAATCGCTATAGTATTTTCACGGTGTATTTCAAAACCTTCCTCATCGCCTTGATTGTATATCTTGTATACACCATCATCATATTCAATACGAGTGCCCTCAATTTCGACCACATAGTACTTATGACCTGCAGCTTTACATTCTTCCACAATCCTTCTAGCGGTGCGAAACAATTTTTGCTTAGCAGGTTTTGGGTCGCCAGAAATAACAAGCACTCTGTACTTGTTACTACTTTTAGCTTCTGTAATGAAATCTCTAAACTTCGGAGCCTTCGTCATCTACTTTTTTACCTATATTGTATTTTGCTTGTAAGTCCCAGTCGCTCTTATCTTTGAACGCAAGAACTTTAATCTGTGATAGAGGCGCCTTGTTCTCTGCCTGCTCTTTATTTAATATAGTAATCAAACCCCAATCGCCCAATAATTGAGCAATAGTATTCCTTCTTTCAATGTCATTCTCTGANAAGTTTGCAAACTTACCATCTAGTGCAAACAGTTCTTTAAAATGTACTATGAAATATCTTCCTTGTTTGTGTAGAATATGGCATGATTGGAATAACTTTTTGTCTTTCCTCGAGGCTACGCCTATTCTCGTTAGGGTTTCTCGAACCTTCAGAAAATCATCTGGTTCTTTTAATTGTACTTCGAGCATCTTTTCAGGATGCCAACTATTATCTAACTCATTCATTTTGTCCCACCTTTATATAAACTTTCTTTAATTAATTTCAATTGTTCTTTGGTGAGTATGTCGAGAGCAGACTTAGCCTTTTCATTACTATATCCATAATACTCTTTTACACACTCAATATCTTTAATCTTACCAGCCTTNAGAAANGGNGTAAACCTTTTCTTNNNNCTNATACTATTTAGTAGAAATTGAAATTGCATATCTCTATCAAGGAAATGATTTCGATTCATTTCATTNCTGAGCATTANGGTGTCTTGAAAACCAGATAGGACTTTGTTGACCATAAATGCAGGGTACTTCTTTTCCCACATAGGGTCATCAGAATCCATCAGATTCTTTTTGGTGTGATTTATCGCAGGGAGATAATCTTTAAATAAATCGTACATTACTTGAACTTCACTTGGGACATCAGTTCAGTCAAACACGCAACTAGATTAATCTCTTGGTCTGCCACAAAGGCAGACTTGTACTGATAGTCAGCGATAATTAAAACAGCATGAGGTATTGTTGCAGGCTCAAGTGTTGTGTATAAACTATCATATATCTTTCTGAATATTTTAACTGGGTCATTGTCAAGATTATTTACAACCCACTTTCGCATTTCGCCAAACTCTTTACCTTTCAAATGTCCTGTTAAAGACTTGAGATTTTCATCAGAGATATTTACAAGAACGCCAGCATCAATCGTGCCTGCTACTGAATATCTTTGCAGTTCGTTGATAAGTTTTCTGTTGTCTGGGAAATGTTTGTTGACAAGCTCTGCAATTACAGCCCGCTCATAGGCAATATCTTGTTCTGCAAGAATAAATCTTGCTCGTTCAAACAATTGAGCTGCAAGTTTAGGTTTGTCTTTGTTATTGATTCTGAATTCTATATTTGAGAATCGACTGTGAAGTGGTTCAATGATTCTATTCTTAAAATTACAAGTAAGAATGAATCGACAGTTCTTATGAAACTCCTCAACAAAGCCTCTTAAAGCAGGTTGTGTTGATTGAGGATTAAGATAATCTGCCTCGTCTAGTATCACTACCTTTTTACCACCAGATAGCGATACAGTCGAAGCAAAGTTTTTGATTTTGTTTCTGAGAACATCAATGCCACCTTCTTCTGAACCGTTAATCATTATCCAATCACAGTTCATTTGCTCACACAATGCCTTGGCGAACTGTGGTCTTGCCGACACCTGGTGTGCCAGAAAATAACATATTTGATATTTCGCCCTTGTCAATAAAGGACTGAAACAATGTTTTTAGAGATTGTGGTAGTATACAATCATCAATTGTTTTTGGTCGATACTCCTCGACCCATAGAAAGTCTGTACTCATAATTCACCTTATTCATAATATATAATATAAAAAATTTACGCATTGAAAACACTATCAGGTTCTAATGCAATCCAATATTCAATTGGCAGTTTTGTGTTTTTAAAGTGAGAGATAGACTTTGATGATACGCCGACATCATAATCGCCAGCCATCATTTTAAGATTTTCTACTTTAAAATAAAAGGTATAATCTGCCGTTGCATTTTCGCCAACAACAATATCAAAATTATTAGATGTGTCATTTTTCTTATCACACACTTTCAACACAACATTACCACCTTTCTCGCCGACAAGTGCAAGGTCAGGTGCTTTCAGAATCGCAGCCATCTTTTGTAGTTGTGCAAGATTAGATTCAGACAAACTAAATGTTACATCTGTTTCAGGCATGTTGACATCTTTGGTTGGTGCAACGATTACTGACGGGTCAGAGTAAAAGTATTTCGCTGTTGCACGACTGCCTTCAGCAGAGATTGTCATATGTTTATCTTCTAGTGTAAGTTCAGGTTTGTCTAAACTAGACACCACAGATAAGAATTCGTTCAAATCATAGATGCCGAATTCACTATCAAATGATTCTGAGATAGTTGCCTTGGCAAAAATGTTTCGCATTGTAGAGATTGTATTCAGTTCACTACCAGGTTTGATTAATATGTTTGTATTAATCTCTGAGAAGTTTTTAAGAATATCGTGGGTATTGCTATTTAGTTTCATTATATAGTCCTTTTAATTAAGTAATGTTATTATACATTAAAGTCATGGTGTTGTCAAGCGATAGGCACCAGATAACTGGCACCTATCTATTTTACAATTAAGAGATTTTAATTGAACGAGGTTTTTTCTCCTCGGGAACTATCTTCTCTAAATCGACAATCAACATGCCGTCTTTTAACTCAGCACCATTAACAACGACTTCATCAGCAAGTGTAAATGCTTTCTTGAATTGTCGTTTTGAGATGCCTCTGTGTACGGTTGTTGTATCATCTTCCTTTGTCATCCTTTTCAAAAACAGACTCGATAGTCAATTGATTATCAGCATATTCAATGCCAATATCTTTTTTACTGAAACCAGCAAGTGCCATTTCAATAGTCCAATTGAAGTTATCAAGTTTTTTGATATTGTATGGTGGGAAGTTTGAGCCTTGAGTGTGCTTTAACTGTGTGTTAAAGTCGTTCAAAAGCGTTGTCGAAGCCCACTTGAAATGGGCGAAGGTCGTTCCATATAGATAAGGTATTTGTAGTTACCATATTTTTCTCCTTTTATTAAGCAAGTTTTAAAAATGATACCTCTATTGAGCGTATCACTATTATTTATAAGGATAGTTTTTCGTGGAAGGAGAAACTACCCAAAACCTTTTCATTCGGTGTCATTGCGGATGACACTCTACCTCGATGATAGGGCTTACGAGTTGCCTATCACTCCTATTTATACAACAAGAGGTCTTATCTGTTAGAATAAGCGTACTTTTGTGTACCATAAATAGATTCGATACCGGCGGCAACGATTTCATTAAGGTTAGTAGTCTTTTCATCTTTACCGAAATAGAATACTTTATCAACGCCAGCAGCGATAATTGATTTAGTTGGTTTACCCATACGATATGTAGTACCACCAGTTGATGTAGTATTAATATACACCATGTGTCCTTCAGTTCGTAGTTGGTCAATCATTGCTCGTGGTGATGTCAAATCAAATCTGCTTCTCAAAGATGACCATGTTACTGCCTCACCTTTTGTTAATAGATTTAATACCTTTTCTTTTTTCGTTAGCTTTTTATATGCCATGTTGTAAACTCCTCAGTTTTTTTGTTGCCGTTTAATTATGACTCAATACTAGGCAACTATAGTATCGAGTTCTTTTGTGTATATTATACTCTAATTCGTCTTTGTTGTCAAGCATGTAGAAAAGTGGGCGGAGG